GGCGAATAGTTTGGGGTTCTGCTTACGCTGGATTATTACCTAACACAACTTCTGGGGGAGGCATTGAAGATTATTTCTATTTTAGATTTAATTCCCTAGACAATAAATTTGATTTAGTGTCTAGTAATCAACCCTCCGACGAAGTTGAACTATCTTATCTAGTTTCTACTTTAATTCTTACAGGTAATTTATGATTGAAATTCCCACAGGAACCGAACTAAAATACGTCAATTTGACATTAAACAATGTCTCATTGCAGAATAGATTCTCGGCGGCTATTACAATAGTTGCCACCGCTATCTTGCAAGATAGCAATAGCTCATCTCAGCTAATAAAACTGGCTAAAAACGTTGCTAATGATTCTAGTGCAATGCAAATTTTAGTACAGCAATCAATTAAATTTGCTATTTCGGAGGGATTAATTATTACCTCTTCTGCTACGGTACTTGATAACAAAGACGGGACGTTTGACGACAACACCGTTACAGACTCCTCGATTTTGGGAATTGTTCAGGGACTAGCAGCCAACTCTTCATTACTCACAATTTTAGGATACGAAAATTAATTATGGCACTTAACCCAGATACACAGAGTCCAAAGTACGCTATCAATCAAAATACTTTTAAAGGACTTTTAACAGGCACAACAATCGGAGCCTTGAACTCTGATACTAACGGAGTTATTGTTTCTCCTGCTACTACTTTTGGGGGTAGAGTTGTTTCCTTAGTTGGCATGACAAACGATACTGTAACAGTCAACGTTTTTCTTTACGGATTTACAGCTAGTGGGCATGTACAGGGGTCAAACTTTGTTCGTCCTATCGGACTCGTTAATATTCCCCTGTCTGCTGGTAATACTTTCGCTGCTAGGGTTAACACTGATTTGTTAGCTTTTGCTAATTTACCTGGATTACAAGTTGATGCAGTCGGAAGAAAACCTTACATTTTGTTGGGAAGGAATGAAGATTTGAAAGCGTCAACGTTGGCAAATTTAACCGCCAGTACAATATGCGTCCTTAGTGGTGAAAGATTTGATTACCTAGGATAAAAACCATGTCTCACACTGGGAATGCTAACGGGAATTTTGGGGTAGAAGGATTAAGGCAGACTAGAGTTTTGACTCCCGTAATGGCAGCGCAAAACCTTAGAAAAGTGCTGCATTGCTGGTACAATGCAGACTTTCTAAATGTGGATGCTAACGGGCTGGTTTCTGGCGCCTCGGACTTGACTGGAAAAGGAAACGACGGGATACAAGCAACCGAGAGCAGGAGATTAACGCATTTCCCTAGCGATTTGCAGTTTAAAGGCAAGCCTTCCTTTGGAAGCCTTACCACTACTGGCAGCCGACGTTTGGAGGTAAGCGGTGGCAGCATTTCCCTGTCAACAGAAGCAAGAATAATCCTTTCTTGTTTCTATTCTGATGGCTTGGCGTCTGGTTTTAGTAGTGTAAACGGATTGGTCCATGGGGGAAGTACAACTTCCGATCCTCGTGTCTTTGGGAATGGAGGTTCATGGGGATCGCTATTATTAACTGGGTCGTACAGCAAAAATGGGGGGGCGTACTTTACCCAGGCAACATCCCCGTTGCCACTTCCTGCCTCTACTCTAGCTCTACGTCCAGGGACAAACACCGCCAATCTTCCTTGGAGCTTTGGCGCCGAACTTTCTTCCATTAACAGGACTTGGGTCGGCGGATTCCGAAATATAATAATCACTAATTCCTCAATTACTAATCTAGATATTTCGCTGATTGAAGGTGTAATAGCTTGGGATGGTGATCATCAAAATCGGCTTGCCGCCAATCATCCTTATCGTTTTATTCCCCCATTAGTTAGAGATTAAAACCATGCCCATTGATTCTAAGCATCCGCAATACGAACAATTTGAATCGCTCTTAAGGTTTCTAACTGCTTCCTATGAAGGAAAACAGGCATGGTATCCTTACGAGCAATACAGCGACAACGGAATAGCTAATTTAGGATTAGTGAATAGCGATCCTAATGAGTATTACGCTTCAATTAGAAATATTTTTATTCCAATACAGACAAGAGAGTCACCTGAAAAATATTATGGAAGATTAAAAAGAAGTCGCTATAAAAAACTATTTGAAAAAACAGTTAATAATTTTGCAGGATTATTAAGTCAATTTAGCATCAAGCCAGATACATTAAGCTGGTATTCTCAAGAGCAAAGAGAAGCAATTTTAAATAATATTGACTTGCATGGAACAAGCTTGCAACAGTTCTTAGTGGATGCTGATGTATCGGCTTTATCTAAGGGTTTTTGCGCGATTATTGTAGATTATAGTCGTAGCAGTGATAATTCAAAAAAAAGACCGTTTTTGACCAGAGTTGACAGGGAAGATATCATGAACTGGTCAATAAGTTATGGCTTGGACGGGGTTTCGATTACTGATAGATTGGTCATAAAAAGAAGTTACTACAAGCAAGATAATTCAGATGATTACATCGTAAAATTAACTGATCAATTTGTCGAGTTTAAAGCTGGATCTTTTCAGGTATGGGAAAAAGTTAATGGGACTTTGTCGATTGTCGATGAAGGAGAAACGTCTTTACCCATAATTCCTGTGGTTTTTTACCCCAATAATTGCAATAATCCATTTGAGATAGAACCGCCTTTACTGGGCATTGCAGAAGCTAATTTAAGCCACTATCAACTACATACTGACTATTTAGAGTCTTTGCACTACCAAGCCCCTTTATACGTCAGGACTGGGGTAGCAAGCACATCTGATGATAAAGTATTGACTCCTCTACTAATATCACCCCATACCGTAGTTGATTTGGCTGCGGATCAGACGCTTCAAATATTAGAAACAACTGGTAACGCTATTAATCTAAAAAAAGAAGCTTATGAACAGATAGAGAAGGAAATAGCCCAAGAATCATTAAATTTCCTAGGCTCTGAACAAACGATGACAGCCACGGAAGCCAACATAAGGGGAACTGTATCAAGAGCCAATCTAAGTCTTTACGGCTCCGATAAAATGAGTGCAGTTAACGAGATTTTCACCCTTTGGGCGCTGTGGGAAAATAAAAAGCCGCCATCAGATCAGGGAATAGTAATTAAAGAAGGGTATTGGATGGGGCTGTCACCTGAAATGATTCGAGTCCTAACAGAACTCTTTACCCTAGGGGCTTTAGATATTGAGAATCTATGGGCTATCCTAAGCAATTCGGGGGCATTACCATCAGTAGATATTCAGGCAATTCTAGATAAAGTGCAAGGTAATCAGGAGGCGATCTAATGCCAGCAGGATTTACTATTAGCAACTCTTACAACGTCGCAGCTTTTACCGTAGCAGGATTTACAATCTTTAACTCTCCCATTGCCACACCGTCTTCGATAGAAATTATTGAGCCTTTAGAAATTAGCACACCTAGGATTAAAACCAATCTAATAATTAATCCAGATCCTCTTTTTTCCATTGCCAGAATTATTAATCTTTCTATCTCTCAATCGTGGCGAAATCCTCCTAGTGGAAACCTAACAATTAGATCCCACAAGTCCAAACTGTCAGAACTTCTAACTTTTTTCGCTCCAACTAGAGCGATTTCCTGCTATGGAATTGATTTTATCTGTGGTGTTTCATCTGTAGATTTTTCCCGTGAAGCTGTACAAATAATAATCCCACTACAAAGCCCTTACTCAAATTATGGCGATACCATTAGATGTCCAGTTGATAAACCGATTCAAATCAATTTAGGATCTAGTGGGACAGGGGGAACTAGCAATAGAATTAGATCCTATCCTTTTAGCTATGTTGCTAGGCAATCCGAAGTTACGATCATAGGCGGCGTTGATAATTTCATTCCTGTTAGTGGACTTGAACCCGATAGCAGTGAAACAATTACGCTAAGGGATTTAATTCCTGACATTGCCATAATTCAAGGTAAATTCCCAGATTGGAATAATGTGGCAGGAATTACTTTAAAAGACTTTAGAACCGAACCAATCTATACCCTCTACGACTGGGAAATAAAAAGTTTAACCTACGAATCAACCGGTGGGTTTGGTGCTTCCGTAGATGGGGTCAGGTTGACCAAAGAACTCAACAATGCAGAATTAATAATAGATAGAACCGTAGCAGACAATGAAGAAGAAGAAGAAGGAGAAGATTCTCAAGGATTTGCGATAAACATAGAAGGAGATCCAACCCCAGAAGTTCCCCCAACTATTAATCGGGGCTTTTTTCAGGAAGCTTATCCTAGCGATTACCTAAGAGTTCCCACCCATGCTTTTGACAGTGGAGGGATTACAAAAACCAAAAAAACAATTAAAAGCTTTAACGGGGAGACTGTAGAAGAAATAGAAGAAACCTATGGATTCGTATATAATTCCCTTGATGTTTTTGTAATCAATGTTACATCCTCGAATCCATTCCGTTACAATCAAGAATTTTTAAATCCATCAATTGACGTTCACTGGGAACAAGTATCTTATGAGCAAAAAGTATATTCCCATGACTCAGAAGGGAATTATACTGGGTTTGCTTCTACAGGTTGGAAATTACAAAGATTTAAGCAAGAAAGCGAATCATTAGAATTATTGGCTCTCAAAATAGAAGAATTAAATCCCACTACAGACGCAGATCGCCTAACAGTCATTGCTCAACTAATAGCCCTTTACACAGCCGAAAGACTGCCAATTAGTAGCAGCCAGATAAACTTTTTGGGGCGCATGGACGATCATTATTCTGATATTACAGATGATTCTAAGTATGTCAAAAAAAGCTTTTTTTCTCAATCAAATACCCAGCTAGTACCAGATCCAGAAAGCACAGACGATGATCCATTGCCTCCTATCGTGGCAGGAGAAAACAAAACAGAAGAAATTTATACCACGGTAATATCTCCCCAATCTAGTAATTCTCCTCAAGTGCCAGAAAGATATCAGATTAGAAGCTTTAGTACCGATTCAAGCGGGCAAAGTTTTAGAGACTCAGCTTCGATTAATCAAGTTTCAACCTCTACAGGAAGACCTGCTACGGTTTCCAAGCTTTCTAGGGAAGTCCCTGGTCCACGAAATCCGACGGTAGACAATAGAAGATATAGAATTAAAACTCCTGATGCTTTACCCCAATTAAATGCCTCTATCACAACCGAATCAATTGGCTTTACTGGGGGAACAACTTACGCCAAAGTTTTCCTAGGAGCGCAAACTCAAATCAGTCACACCAACACCGAACAAGCCTATACTATAACCGTTGAATTGCACAATAGAAAACCTTGGGTTGTAGGAGAAAGAATTAGATGGAACTCTCAAGTGTGGACGATTTTATCTATTTCTGAAGTTCAATCCGTCAGGCAGGACAAACAGGTGTACTGTGATACCTACGCTCTAGCACTAGGCAGATTCCTAGATGTTTCAGTATCTTTGATCTAGTCAAAAAATACCTTATTTTAATTTGTCATCAGTGTTTCTACTGAACTTTTGAAAAACCCTTGACAGGGCTTTTTTAGTATGGAATTATAAAAATCAAAGCAAAGAAAAACCCGCGCGTGGCGGGCACAAGTCAAACATGAGGACAAAACTAAAAAAGCGAATCATTCACACTGCCTCTAAATTGTACTCGTTTGAGATTGTTTGTGCCAACCTTTTTTTATATCGGCACAATTACTCTTATCTCACAAGGGAACAGGCTGAAGCAGAACTAGCTAAAGTCGAAGTTGAACTAAAAAACAGCCTTAAGTGGCAGAGGATGCAAAATGCGAGATTGTAGCAAGGAAAAGCATTTAAGATTCCGTGTCGGGATATATGAAGTGCTTTTTGAGAATATCAACGATATTGATTACAGGACCGTCGAACGGGGTGATTACTGGAGGATATATAACACTGCTAGCCACAGGCGGATATCCGTTCATTTTTTTAATAAAGGGGCTTTGCTCTATCGGTTCCCCATTAACTGTAATTGGTTCAATATAAAGTCACGTCGCACCGTAAGGATATTGAATGCAGTCATAGGATGGGACAAAATATAAAGCTAAGGGATGGCAGACAAACCCTGCCGTCTTTGCTAAAGTCAATAAATCAGAACAAAAGGAGTTATCCCATGAGGATTAATGAAAAATTTTTCGCAATAACCAAGGACAAAGCCCTAGCTATGTACCAAAATGGCTACTTGACCGCCGCAGGGTACCTAGTAGCGATCAAAGGGATTTTGGTTCCCGATAACATCGATCTTAAAATCCCTTCGATATCGGGGTTTTGCCAAGAGTGGGAACTGCCTCGCTCAAGCTTCTACCGGGGGATATCCAAGCTTGAGAAAAACGGCCACGGCAAATTAGAGCCGACGGGTGAGTCCGTATTCTCCTGCCAAGTACTTAAGCCAAAATCGGCTAAAGTCAAGCCCAAAAAGCAGGACAAAACTTCTGATTTGGAGTGCCCCACATCTGGGAATGAGTGCCCCACATCTGAGACTGACTGTCTCGAATATGAGACAATCGCGCCTGAAAACCCGCAATATGAAAGGGTTTCAGAACCTCTCAAAGAAAGAGAAATAAAAGAAGAAGATAATTTTACTTATCTCTCTCTAGATCCGGAGCGCGCGAGAGAAAAAAAATTAGAAAGTGCGATTGAAATTTTTTCGGAAGAAATTTCTCCCCAAGAGGGGAGTTCAGATACGGCTTATCTTTCAGATCCTGAATATCTGCACTTTAAAGCCGTTTACGACAGAACGGCTCTTGTGATCAAGAATCCAACCGTACTGGCTCAAATGAAAGTCCACTATTTGGGTAAATGGGAGGGAAATGAGCAAACACACACAATCTTATCCGAACAGGTCAAGATTGACACGCTAGAGCCAAATCGTGAAATAAAACAGGCTGTTACTCAACCCGTCTCTCTAGCCAAAAAAATAAATCCGATTGTGGATGACATTCCCACTATTGCGAGTAATTCTCAACTAGCTACAAAGAAGGTAGATCCTTTCTTTCCTGCCAAAAGTCCGATATCGTACAAAAGGGAGATAGCCAAAAATTCAACTACGATATTTCCCGATATAGCGCAGGAAGACGAATTTTACGAGCAGTATCGTCACTACCTCAAGGCTACCAATCCTAAGCTACTACCTGGGAATATTGAGGCTATAGCGTTGGCTGCATTAAAGCGAATCAACTCATCTGCTACCAATCCTAGCGATCGCGCAATTCTCAAAATGTGGGAATCAGGAGAGCTTAAAGACTTTGTGGGGGCAACCTACGACGCTATGGCTACCAAAATTTCCGATGC